CCCTGGAAGCGTTATTCAGTTTGTTGACAACACAACCACAGTAAATGCGTCTTGTACCTCTGCGGCGTGGGTGGACATTCTTTCAACCGCTATCACCACTAGCAAGGCTGGTAACAAGATTCTTGTCGAATATATGTGTAACCACCGAAGCGACCAAGGAAACGGTACTTGGTGTTTGGTTTATCACCGCATACTTTGTAACGGTTCTCAGGTTATGTATAGCGGTCACATGGGTGCTGCCGCCAACCATATTGGGTTCTATGGCAGGTCATTTCTTTATACTGCTGCTTCCGTAGGAACATACACTTTCGTTGCTTCTGCTTTAGCCCACCAAGGCACCGCCTATTTAGGTACGGCCGCAACTGGGGCAACAAACCAATACCTTCGCCTTTACGAGATAGGAACATGACATGATTGGCATGAGAAAACATATAGATATTTCATCAGCGTTGGTCGCTTTAGCACCCAAAGCAATGTGGTCTATTAAAGATAATGATTACAACAAACTTGAGTGGTTCAGCGAGGACATTGAAAAGCCTTCCAAGGAAGACCTTGAGGCAAAAGTTCAACAACTATTGCTTGATGAACCTTACGCTGTTTTAAGAGAAGTTCGAGACTGGTATCTCAAAGAGAGCGACTGGACACAATCAGCCGATGTTAGAGCTATTCGTGGTGCTGAATGGTGTGCCGCATGGGATTCTTACCGCCAAGAATTACGTGATCTGACAACGACGTTTACACCTTATTTTGAGGGTGATTCGCCAAACATTATGGGTGTTACCTTCCCTGAGAAACCAGCGTCTTGAGGGTTATGTTTTTTAACAAAATCGTTTCTGCCATAAAAATGATGGCATCAAAGGCTTACTGGACAAGGGTTAATACTGTAGAGGCTTGGGGTTTCGCTACCAAGATCGCAATCATTTTCCCTGGTCTTTTATTGGGTAAGCAGTTTTGGTGGCTTTACATTTTTGCCATTATTTCTAGCGTTGCTTTAATTTGGTCATCTACCGAAAAGACCCTCCCAACAATCATTATTTTCAATGTGTTGTGGGTGATACTCGCCAGTTTGTCAATCCTTAAGCATTTCAATTAGGTATCAACATGGGAATCACACCAACATATAGCAACGCTGGGCTTCCCTACAATGCTGCAATTGCTTACAATGCGACAGACATTGATATAACGGCAACAGGAACGGGAACAGCCACACAAACAGCTGGCTTCTTAATATCTCCTGTTCGTTCCGCTACAGGTTCAGGTACAGGTGACCAGTCTGCTACACGAGTTTTCAAGGTCATTGATAATTTCACGTTGAATAATGCAATCCTAGGAAAACTCAATGGTGATGGTGTTCTAAACGGTAAAAAGACTATTGCTGCTAGTGGTTCAGGTGTTGGAACACAGTCCTCTATTGGGCTTCGGGCTGCTTTACGGACTGCTTCAGGTAGCGGTGTCGGTGATTCATCGGCGATTGGTGCTATTTCTTCAATAAGGCGTTCTGCTACAGGAAGTGGTTTGGGTTCTAGCGAGGCAAGCAAGCTAAGGACAGTCGCCCAAACTGCCACAGGTTCAGGAGCGGGTTCGGAAACTGTTGTCGCTGTTCTTACCGTTACCCGTGAAGCATCAGGTTCCGGGACAGGAACCAGCGATGCGATTAAGTCTCGAACCACGTTTGTTTCTGCTACGGGTAGCGGTCAAGGTTCAGAAAGTTCAATAGGTGTAAGGGTTGTTTCTCGTTCGGCAACTTCGGATGCGTTGGGCGGCCAGTCGGCCACTAACCAAATCACTCCGAACAGGACTGCTACTGGCTCAGGTTCTTCAACACAGGCAACACAGACTCTTCGATCCACGTTTGTTGATGCGACTGGCGCGGGTTCAAGCAGTTCCCTTGTGGCTATTGCTTATGAGGCTTATCGTTCGGCTTATGGTGCTGGCGGGGCCACGGCGAACGATACGGCTGCTGGCAACTACATTCGCGTCAGAACAGCATCAGATACAGGTTTAGGCACATCTTCAAGCGTTACGAAGACGACCCATATTCGGGTTGCCGAGGCTTCCGGGGCGGGAACGAGTAATGCGATTGTTTCTGTTACTAGGGTCAGGGCGGCAACTGGATCAGGAACTGGCACTTCTTCAACCGAGAAACTTCGTACAACTTTCCAAAATGGCTCAAATACGGCTTCTAGTGGTTCAAATACTGAAGGTTTGCATATAAGTCCACGTTCAGCCACAGGTGAAGGGTTCAGCAGCTCGACAGCGATGCGATTAAGAACTGTCCTCCGGGCGGTAACAAGCTTGGCAGCTGGTAGTTCAACGGTAGTTGCTTATGTGACTGCTATTCGGACAGCGAACGCAAGCGGTTCTAGTGCCTCAATTTCGGAAGGTTTGCTTGACGAACCTATTGCCATGTCTTCAGGTTCCATGTCCGTATCAGGTGGCGAGGATCTTCTTGTCGCTAGTGGGGTATTGCTAGAGGTCTTGGCTAGTGGTTCTAAACTTGCTATTTCAACGAGTGGAAACAACGGAACGGTGACTTTGGGGCAATGATATGGCTGAATTAACCATTAAAAAGGGTGACCGCCTCCCTAAGTTGTCGCGCCAGTTCCTCACCGATGGAGCTGCTACCGATCTCACCGGGGCGACCATCACGTTCAATATGTGGAACGCCGCTACAGGCACCCAGGTCATTACTGATGGGGTTTGCACGTTGGTTTCTGCTGCAACCGGGCAGGTCGAATACCCTTGGACTGCCACCGATGCGACTTTGGCTGCTGGGTTTTATGTAGCTTCATTTACGGCCACTTTTAGCGGCCCACGTCTTTTAACAGCCCCTAACAATGGGCTTATTTCGATACAAATTGTTGCCCTGATAGGCGCACAATGGTCTTATACGGGTAATCCTTCAGCTAGGGCAATTGACAAGGTTCGATTCTTGTGCGGGGATACCGATACCGATAACCAGCAGATCATGGACCCTGAGATTGACTTCTTGTTGACTGAGTGGAACAACGATGCGTACACATCGGCTGCTTTTGCTTGTGAGGCTATTGCAGGCAAGTACAGCGCGAAAAGCGACTATTCAAGGAGTGTTGGCGATCTTTCGATTTCCACCCAATTCGGGGCTTCTGCCAAGACTTTCTTGGATCGAGCCGCACGGTTGAGAATTACTGCTATGCGGGCCGCCCCGCCTTCCCCTAACTGGGATGCGAATGGCTACCCGGAGAGTTCAGAGTTCTCGATTGGTATGGGCCGCAACGTTGGCACAGGAATGATGTATATTCCACCGATCCAGGACTTCCCTGAATGACGATTGAGGCTGCTTTTCTTGGAATGATGCCTTCTAAGGTGACTGTTTACCCTAAGTCGTCTGCTGATGCGTATGGCAAGTTCACGTTTTCTGCTACTGGTACAGCCACGAATTGCCGAGTTCAGGAAACTGGTCGAGTGGTTAAATCGGCTGACGGGCGTGATGTTTACGAAGTTGGAACGATCATTTTCTACGGAAACCCAACAATTACAACGGATTCCAAGATTTTGTTACCTGACGGTAGTTCTCCTTTGATTCTTTCTGTGCAGGTTTACAATGACGACACCGGGACTCACCACACAACTGTTTCGTTTGGTAACTGACATGGCGCGCAAACAGGTTGTTTATGTGGATGGTCTTACGTCGGTTATTTCCCTTGGCCGCCGTGTTGTTACTGGCTATACAGGCAACATTAAAGAGGCTCTCTACGCTGAGGCTCAGGCTATTTTGGCAACTTCGAGAGAGATAGTGCCTTTTGATCGTGGTGCTTTGTCCAGTTCTGGTCGAGTCCATGAACCGTTTGTGGTTGGCAAAACCACCTCGGTCGAGATTACTTATGGTGGAGCTGCTGGCGGCGATGAGATGGTTAACTATGCGATTATCCAGCACGAGAATGAGGATTTCAAACATGCTCCCGGAAGGCAGGCTTACTATTTGGAAGAGCCAATGATGGATGCTTCTGAAGGTTTGTCGGCTCGTTTGGCTCAACGTATTCAAGGAATCATTGATCGTGAAGTCGCGCAAGGGGCTAAGTAATGGCGATTTTGGATGCGTTAGGCACCTATTTGGCAAGCCAGGGGCAAGGCACTTTGGCTACGAATATCTTTCTTGCTCGCGCCCCTGATACCCCGGATGCTTGTGTAACCCTTTATGAGTCTGCTGGTAGCGGCCCTGATCACACGTTCGGCGCGGGTGTTTATGCGATTGATCATCAACGTATTCGAGTGGTTTG